AACGGGTGATGAGTCAGGCACATGGGGTGCATCGACCAACACAAACTTAGAACTCATAGGTGAGGCATTAGGGTTTGGAACAGAAGCCATAACTACAAACGCTAATACTCACACGACAACCATAGCAGATGGTTCCTCTGACGCTGGAAGAGCTATGTTCTTAAAATATACAGGTGCTTTAGATTCTGATTGCACAATTACAATCGGTCCTAACACTATGAAGAGAGTTCATATTATAGAAAATGCTACAACTGATAGTGGTAGTTCTGGACCTTATAATATTATTATATCACAAGGATCTGGAGCAAACATAACTATAGGAAATGGTGATACAAAAGTTGTTTATCTCGATGGTGCAGGTTCTGGTGCAGCCGTTGTAGATGCTTTTGTAGATTTAGATTTATCTGGTGGATCTGTAAATGTGAGCACAGTCAAAACTAATTCTGGAGATATGACATTTGATTCTGCTGGCGACATTATACTCGATGCAGATGGTGCAGATGTTATATTTAAAGATGGTGGTACTACAATCGCAAAATTTATAAACTCTTCAAGTGACTTTGTGATAGCTACAGATGTTGACGATAAAGATTTTATTATAAAAGGACAAGACTCAACAAGTGAGATAACAGCTTTGACAATTGATATGTCTGCCGCTGGGGCCGCTACCTTTAACAACGATGTAACTGCCTTCTCTGATGAAAGACTTAAAGAAGACATACAACCTATTACTGGTGGTCTTGAAAAAGTTATGCAACTACAAGGCGTAACTTACAAAAGAAACGATGTAAAAGATGCAAAGACACAAATCGGTGTAATTGCACAACAAGTTGAACCTATTTTACCAGAGGTTGTTTTGACTGCTGAAGATGAAATGGGTACAAAATCAGTTGACTATGCTAAGATGACGGCGGTATTGATAGAAGCAGTTAAAGAATTAAAACAAGAAGTAACACAACTTAAACAACAGATTAACAACGGAGGTTAATTAGTGACAATACCAAGTTCTGGACAATCTTTATCCTTTTCTGCTTTAAGAACTGAATTTGTAGGTGGTTCTAGTGCTATAAGTTTGAGTGACCTTTATCGAGGTGGTTCTAACATTATAAAAAAAGCTGGGGATAATCAAGCAACTAATGATGCGGCAAGTATTGCAACATCTGGAGCATTAGATGTAAGTGATTTTTATGATCAAGGTAAGGGTTTCACTTTTACTTATTCAACAAGTTTTTTAAGTGGTGCAAGTGGCACGGATCAAAATGCTTCAGATTTATTTGGAGATGACTATGATGTTAACTATCCAAAAAATATTGTTATACCATCAGGTATAACATTAGGATCTAATAACACATCAGAATATGGTTTAGAAGTGGATGCTGGTGGTGCTGGAACTATAACAATTACTAACAACGGAAGCATTATTGGTGCTGGTGGAGCTGGAGGCTCTGCTGGAAGTGCAAATGGTGGTGCTGGTGGAGATGGTGGTGCTGGTGGAGATGCTTTAAAATTTCATGTCCCAGCTACAATAGTAAACAACGGTTCTATCTTCGGTGGAGGCGGCGGCGGTGCTGGTGGAGGCGGCGGCGGTCAAGGCGGTGCTTTACAACAACAACAACAAACTACTGCTCAACAAGGTCCTATGAATCACGCACAAGCGTTTGACGATGCAAAATGGCAAGGTCCTCCTGGTGGACCAATGGGTGTTAATTTAGCTCCTTCAAATTTTAATAATTATTTTGTGATAAGAGGTGGTGCTGGTGGACCTTATTCTCAACCAACTCCTTTTACTCAATTTACACAAGGTCAGTATACTTATATAAGAGGTCCAAATGACCAAGGTTCACCTCATCAAGGCAGATACTTCTACCTTTGGTATAGACAATATCCACAATCTCAACAACAACAAACTGCTGGACACGCAGGTGGTGCAGGTGGTGCAGGTGGTTTAGGCAGAGGATTTAATAATCAGCCAGGAGCAGATTCTGGAGCCTCAGGGTCAAGTGGTTCTACTGGATCGGCGGGAGATGGTGGAGATGGTGGAGCGGGAGCTGCTGGTGGTGGTTATGGCACTGCTGGTACGGCTGGTTCTGCTGGTCAAACTGGCACAAACTCTACAACGAGTGGTTCTTCTGGAGGTTCTGCTGGAAGTGTAGGAGCCGCAGGAGCCGCTTGGGAAAGAGCATCGGGTGTTACAATAACTTCACAGAATAGCGGCACAATAACTGGTGCAGCACCAACGTCAGATTAAGGAGACAGACAAATGGCAAATTCATATTCATGGTCAGTAAAATGTTTATATACGAAAGACATTACAGAAAGTGGCACAACATATGCTGATGTTATTAAAAAGGCTACAGTATTTTTAAAAGCTACAGACAGTGGTGGTGCTTTCGCAGAAACTGGCATTGACATGGATTTTAATAATCCTGCAGATTGGAGTGGTTTTACTGCTTATGATTCAATAACTGAAGCTAATGTTATTTCATGGACTGAGGCTAGATTGGGTAATGATACTTTAACAGATATTAAATTTCGTTTAGATAGAGAAATTTTAGAGAACGAAAATGTAAAAGATACAAATGCTAAAGGAACTGGTAGTGGCAGTTATGGGGATGAATCCTTTACACCAACTTTTCCTTGGTCATAAATTTAATCTGTGTTATAAATAACACATGCAAAACAAAGTAGTAAGATTTATAGAAAAAGCTCATGCAGATTTTTTATATCAACACATTCAATATATTTGTAAAAGATTACCAAAAGTAGACACAGATAAAGCAGGCATTGGTAACTCTCATGAGTTTTACTCTGATTCAGTAGGAGAAGCTATGCTTCACTTCTTATTACCAAAAATAGAAAATGTGTATGGTAAAAAGCTATGCCCTACATATTCTTTTTGGAGACAATATTACAAAGATCAGATTTTACCTTTTCATGATGACAGACCATCGTGTGAAGTTAGTGTTACTTTAAACTTAGGTGGAGAAGGGGGATATGATTGGCCCATTGTTGTTGATGATAAACCTTATCCTATGGAAATAGGTGAAGGTGTTTTATATAGAGGAGAGGATCAAATACATGGCAGACATCCTTTACCATATGAAAGTCATGCTCAACTGTTTCTTCATTATATAGAATTAGACGGCAAACATTATCCAGAGTTTAAATTTGATAGAAGACCAGGATTATATTTTAAAAAGAACAGACCTTAATGCGTAGAAATATTATAGTTGCAAAAAAAGCATTATCACCAGAAACATGCAATAAAATTATCGAGCTAGGTAAATTAAATTTTGTAGATGCTAGAATTGGCGAGGTTGGTAATAACGAATTAAACAAAAGAATTAGAGATAGTCAAATATGTTGGTTAGATGAACCCTTAAAATATCTTGACATTATTCATCCAATACAAAAGTTAATAGCAGATATAAATTACAAATTTTATGGGTTTGATATATCTGGGCATGAAAATTTCCAAGTAACTAAGTATGACGAAAAAAATAGAGGTAAGTATGATCCTCATTTTGATGGAGTTTACGACAATGTTGCTCCAGGTGGTACTGTAAGAAAATTATCGGTATCTATACAATTAACTTCTGCTGATTATTATGAAGGGGGTAATTTAATCTTTCCAGATGATAAGCATAGCTTTAACGCAGAAGACGCAAAAGAACAAGGTACTGCAATATTTTTTCCATCTTATGTATTGCATGGTGTTGAGCCAGTAACTAAAGGAATTAGATTTAGTTTAGTTTGTTGGTCTACTGGACCTAATTTTTATTAGGAGTATTTATGTATTATGTTGTTTATGATGATTATTTAAATTACAAAGAGTATGGTTTTTTAAAGGCTTATTTAAGTGGTGGATTAGGTTTTCCTTGGAGTTACTCCTCAAGGATAAATGATAATGACAAAACAAACGATGATTTTTATTTTGCACAAACTCTTTACACACAACATCAGCCTATAACAAGACAATGGAATCCTATGGTAGATGTAGAGCCTTTCGCTCCTTTGATAGACTCAATTGGCTACATATCTATGACTAGAATTAAATGTAATATGTATATGAAATCTGGCAGTGGTGAGGTTTATCACCATGCTAAACACGTTGATTATGACAATCCAAACAGAGGTGCTTTGTTTTATTTGACTACTTGTAACGCACCTACTGTTATGGCAGATGGCTATGAGGTTCAAGCTGTGGAAAATAGAATGTTATTTTTTGATGCTTCAACTCCTCATTGTAGTTCTTCTCCTACAGACAAACCTAATAGAATGACTATTAATTTTAATTATCATGGCTATGGCATTAAACCAGATTTTAGACATCGTATGCAGTCACAAGTACCAGTTGTGTCAAAAAATGCAGAAAAGTTAACAGAATTTATGTAATGAAACTAAAT